AATATTATGTTACTAATGCTACTGGTACTGCTTATTTGATTAACAATGTAGATGTACTAAGTACAAATAGCTACAGACTTACAATAGACACTGCCTTAGACAATGCTATTGATAATGGTACTCCTTTCTATATTGGATCATTAAGTACATTGCCAACTGGTTTATCATTCGATGTCCAAAGTGGAGACTTATTTGGTATAGTTCCTTATCAACCTGCCATAACAAAAACATTTAAATTTACACTTACAGCATCAAGATACGGCACTAATAAAGACTATGTTAGCAATAGTAGAACATTTACTATAACTATAATAGGCGATCTCAATAGTATTATTACTTGGCAAACTCCTAGTAATTTAGGATCTATACCAGCTAACTATATCTGTACGCTATCAGTATATGCTACTACTAATATCTCTGGAGCAAATGTAATCTATCAAGTTACTGATGGAAGTCTTCCGCCCGGGTTGACTTTAAATCCAGATGGTGAAATAATCGGTACCGTAAATCAATTTTACAATAATTTATCTGGACAGAAAGGTTTAATCACTTTCAACAACGGTGCTACAACATTTGATCAAGGCACTACTACATTTGATAGAACTTATACATTTACTATAACAGCTAGCGATCAATATGGTTATAATACTGTGCCAAGACAGTTTACAATTAATATAACCACACCTAATACACAACTATACAGCAATATAACTGCCCGACCATTTTTAAACAGCAAACAAAGAACTGCTTGGCAAAACTTTATTAATGATACAAGCATTTTTATACCAGACAGTATCTATAGAACAAATGATCCAAATTTTGGCATACAGACTACAATGAGCATGTTGATCTATGCCGGTATACAAACTGAACAAGCGGCGGCCTATGTTGGTGCCATGGGACTTGGCGTTAAGAAAAAACGTTTTATTTTCGGTGATGTAAAAACTGCTGTAGCAATAGATCCAAATACACGCTTGCCCGTATATGAAGTAGTATATGTACAAATGTTAGATCCATTAGAACCTAATGGTAAACATTTACCTTTAATTGTAAAAACTCCTAATGTCGAACCAGAAACTATAACTGTCGATGATAGTAATTCGATTTGGTCAGATTTAAACACAGATCTTAGCGCAGACGCTCCTAATGCTGTCAGACCAGACTATAATATTACTATTGATAGTACAGGCTACTTAGTTAGCAATCCTAATACAGATGAATATTTTCCTAGCAGTATTACCAATTGGAGGACTAGAATTAGTGATGTAGGAGCTACCGAAAGAGATTATCTGCCGCTTTGGATGCGTAGTATTCCTTCGGGACAAAAAGCAGAGTTAGATTATGTATTAGCTATTCCGCTATGCTTCTGTAAAGTAGGAACATCTAATACAATAGCATTAAACATCGAATTTAGCGGATTTGATTTTAAAACCATAGATTACACCATAGATAGATTTACAATAGATTCCGTTACCGGCTATGTAGGTACTAAATACCTTGTATTTAAAAACGATAGGATAACTGTATGACCAGTCAAATAAATTATTCAGCAGTAATTGCCACATATCCGGTAGCCGGACAAGATAACGATAGCCAGGGTTTTAGGGATAATTTTACCGCAATCAAAGCCGGATTAGAAGTTGCCGCTAATGAAATAACTAATCTTGAAACAAGTGCTGTGCTAACACAAGTGTTAGGCTCAAGTCCGCCTACTCCAGTTGTTAATGACTTAATTGGCAGTACAATTTCAAATGGTTTGTATTCACAATTTAATGGCGTTTTTTATAACGCCGGTGTTATTTCTGGTAACACTAATGTTAATTTAAATAACGGTCCTATACAAAAATTTACCCTAAGTGCTAATTCAGTTCTTAATTTTACTAATTGGCCTGCTACTGGTGCATACGGTGTAATACGTCTTATGTTAATCACTGATCGTTCTGGAACTTATACAGCTAACTTTAGTACTGCCAATTCAGGTGTTATTAAACCTGCTACAGGATTCACTATACCTGTAAGTGTTGGTGTTGCTGGCAAATACGAAATTATCGAAGCATGGAGTGTGGATTACGGTACTAACGTATTCATTAAGAGTGTAGGGGAATATTAATGCATCCTTTATTAGATAATTTGAGCAATCTCAAAGATGCCGAACTTGAACAGAAAATTTTTGATTTGAGTAAAAAATACTTTATGACTTCAAATACAGAAGTCAAAGGCCAAATGGTAATGGTATTAGATGGTCTTAAAGAAGAAATGAACAAACGCAGACAAGCACAATTAGCCAGTTTGATGGCCAATCGCGATAAAACACTTGACAAACTGATCAAAGTCAATTAAACTATAGGCTATGCGCCTAGATAAATTTGGTAATCCTATTTTTAATTCACAAGATATATTCAAATTCCTTTACCAAGGAAAGTTAACTAACCTCAAAGATCTCACTGTAGATTATACAGAAGATATTGAGCAGTTAGAAACTACTGCTGGATTTACATTCCAGAGATTTAACGAACAATTAGATACAATCAGTATTGAAGATTTCGATTCTGCATTACAAACCGATTGGTTTATGCCTCCGGAATATAGAGATTTTGATGTAGAGCAATGGTGCTTGGATAAATGTACAACTCCTGAGCAAACTGCTAGAGTAAAAGCCGAAATGGCGGCATATATAGAACGAGGCATGATCCCGTTATTACAATGGACTAAGCATTTTGTGGATACTTGCCATCAAAATAACATAGTCTGGGGTGTAGGTCGTGGATCTAGTGTAGCCAGTTTTGTGCTATTTTTACTAGGTGTACACCAAATAGATTCAGTCAAATATAATTTAGACTGGCAGGAATTCCTGAGATAAGTACTAATATAATCCAAGGAGATTAATATGGCAATGAAAGAAACAGCTCGTCAAGTATATCGTACCGCTAGAGGTAAAGAAGTTGACATGGGCAGATTAATACAACAAAACGAATTGGCAATCGCCGTAGGAAATGCTGGTACTAATGCTAGAGGCGATAAATTAGGTCCTGGCGGACAGATCATTAAACGCAGAGAAGAACTTCAGACACCTAATTCTATTCCTGAACAAATTAGTGTTCGACAACAACCAGAACCAACTCCAGCACCGGCACCTAAAGTTCCTGTGATGTCGGGTCCTGTAACACTTCCTACTAAGAAAGATATTTCAGATCAAGATCCGGAAGGAAACGAGTAATGGATTTAAAAGGTATTGGCCACGAAGGGTATAAAGGCAAAGTCAAAGGCAAAATTAAGCCTATCCGAGATAATGTTCTTATTACAGATATGGACTTTGGCGAAAGAAAAATTGGTATGTTTGTACTACCAAGCGATGACGGTAAAACCGAGGGTGTAAGACATCGATGGGGTCGAGTTTGGGCAGTTGGGCCACAACAACAAGATGTCAAAGTAGGCGATTGGATTTTGGTCGAACATGGCCGCTGGACACGGGGAATCACAGTTGAAAATGACGATGGCGAAGATATTGTTATCCGCAGGATTGATCTCAAGGCTATCTTGATGGTGTCGGATGAAAAACCAGACGAAAGTTTGGATACATGGGGCACTCATACAAGAGCACAAGGACAAGTCTTTACACCAGACATGTTTGGCGCACAATAATTAAATGAGCAACAGGTCTCTTGACGGGACCTGTTTTCACCTGTACAATTTACAAAACAACTGAGGAATATTATGATTGAATTATGGGTTGACAAATATCGTCCTAAAAGCATGGATGGGTATGTATGGCGAGACAATGCTCAAAAGCGACAAGTAGAAAGCTGGATTAAAGATAAAAGTATTCCGCACTTGTTATTAAGTGGTACTCCGGGTATTGGCAAAACAACAATGGCTAAAATACTAGTTAATGAAATTGGTATTCAAGATGTTGATGTACTAGATGTAAATGCTTCACGTGAAACCGGTATTGATTTTATTCGCAATAAGATTGTTCCGTTTATCAGCAGTATTGCCTGGGGGCCGTTTAAAGTAGTGTTACTAGATGAAGCAGATCGTCTAAGTCCACAGGCACAGGACTCGTTAAAAGGTATTGTTGAAGAATATAGTGCTTATGCTAGATTTATTCTTACTTGTAATAATCCTAATATGGTTGTTCCGGCATTACACAGTCGTTGTCAACAGTTTCATTTTACTAAATTAGATCAGACTGAATTCATAGCTCGTGCGGCAACTATTTTAGTCGAGGAAAATGTAGAATTTGATTTAGATACATTGGACGTTTATGTGTCTACTACCTATCCAGATTTACGAAAATGTTTAAATCTACTACAACAAAACACTAGCGAAGGTAAATTGTTTAGTCCGCAAAAAGAAGATGCTGGTACTTTAGAGTACAAGTTTGAAATGGTTGAATTATTTAAAGCTGGAAAAATTACCGAGGCTAGAAAACTAGTATGTAGTAAAGCTCGTCCAGAAGAAATGGAGCAAATTTATCGTTGGTTATATAATAATCTTGGTATTTTTGGGGATGAAACTAAGCAAGATAAAGCTATGATAATCATCAGAGAAGGACTAGTAAATCACACATTTGTGATTGATCCTGAAATTAATCTAGCGGCTACGCTAGTTAAACTGAGTCATTTAGTAGAATAAAAAGGGCCGTAATGGCCCTTTTTGTTGACAATCTAAAGTATTTCTACTTTATTCTCCATAAACCGCTAACACCTCCTTCACGGCATTATGGCGTTCGATGTCCTTGGCGTCAAATCGAATGATATCGATATGTTCCAAATATTCCTTTTGTTCGAGCAAGTTACAGAAATCAATCAAACCATTATCGCTCAATCGGTCTGCTTGTGCCAAATCTCCTGTCACTACCATCTTAGAACCCTCTCCTAAACGGGTCAGTAGCATTTTCATTTGATTTTGTGTGGCATTTTGCATTTCATCTGCAATTATGTATGCGTTTTTAAATGTGCGTCCACGCATATACGCAAGTGGGCTTATTTCAATAACACCTTCCTCTAGCATGTTTGCTATTTCTTTCTTTTGATAGTATTCGCCCAAGACATCAAATATAGGTCTTGTCCACGGTGCCATCTTTTCATTTAAGTCACCTGGTAAAAATCCTAAATCTTCGTCTACGGACACGGCGGGTCTTGTTACCACGATTCTATCAACCTTGCCTTCCTGAAACAATTTAACGCCAAATTGTACAGCTAACATGGTTTTACCCGTGCCGGCAGGGCCAATAGCAAGCACTATGCTAGTAGCTTCTTCGTATAATTTGCTGAGATAAAGTTTCTGATTAGCATTGCGTGCCTGTATGCTCACACGTTGCTTTTTTGCCGGAAGATACGGCTGGAAATCAATGATGTTAACTTCTGATGTAAAACGCTTTTTCACTCGTTGTTTACTCATTAAAGTTGCTCCTACTTTAAGGTTAAAGTAGGACTTGTAGTGACCGCCTTTGATAACTACAGAGGTCCTACACTATTATTTAACAGATACACAGAATTATAAACTAATACGTTATGATTTTGAACCAGCTAAATAAGTATAGAGGAACCTATCATGCACCACGATATATTAGACGTAATACGCAACATAGATGAACTATACGAAAATAACAGTAGTTTAGCTGTGTTAAAAGACTTTGAACGAGTCCTAGATGAGATGGATATGTACGTCTACGAAAACTGGGAAGACGGCGAGCTGGCCTACGGACCCAAGGTAGATCGTCACTGGATCACTGCTGGCTTTATGTGGGAGCGTGAAAAAATGCCTAATCCTACTGCCGCTAAACGACTAACAGAACTGGGCTGTAAAGTTACGTATCAAAAGAGTCATTTGTTGGAACCACGTAAAATACGTACACACGAAGATATTCGCCCAGGTACAAAGAAAGGGCATCTTGATCGTAAGCCTATTTGGATTGTAGAAATTACCATGCCAAAGAAAATTGCCTTTGATATCTATAAAGGCTACATGGACAAAATGAAGAACGAAAATAAATCAGAAGAAGGTAAACCTACTGAAGGTACTCCTCCAGCAGGATCGGCAGCGCCAACTCCTCCAGCACCAGCAGGATCGGCTCCTTCAGCACCAGCAGGGGGCGGCGCACCACCAGCACCGGGCGCGGCAGCAGGAGCTCCGGTATGAAGTTAAACGAAAGTTTACAAGAAAAAGACCTTAGGGATCTAGTTAAAAAAGTTTTTGAAATAGACAATTTTAAAAGCAAGATAGGTAGAGACGAAGATGTTGTTACACTTAGTTTTACTGTTGACCAAGAAGACCCTGCTAAAGACTTAGAAAACTTTTTTGAAATGGGTTATAGTTTTATTCTAGATGCTGATTGTAGCCCAGGCGAAACAGATGACGGCACATATAAAGTATATGTTGAAATTGAACGCACACGACATATTGCCGATCAAATTATGGAAATTATTGAAGGTGTATTAAAGCTGACAGGCTTAGATGAAATGCGTTTTCGTTATTTTAAAAATTTTAAAAGTCACTCAGCTACCCTTGAAAATTTAAAAAATATTGTTCCGTCAGACAAGGAGTCCTACGATATTGCTACTGAACGTAATCAGTTAGATAATTTTCAAGAATTTTTTAAGAATAGCTACGCAGATGAAATTAAACTGCTAGATGAAAGCATTAGTTTTAAACGAATTTATAGCGGAACTGTAACATTCAAAATAGTAAATAGTGACAGTAAAGAAAATGTTTACAACAATATTAAGGGTCCTATGATTTTAGAAACTAAAAACATGGCAGAAGTTATGTTTTTAACTAAAGTGATTGGTAACTATAATATTAATAAAATTGGTAACACATTTATATTTGAAAATAACAGATGGGCTGTTGCTCTAGAAAGGATACAATAATGGCAGACGGATTTACATTTGATTTTAGTTTAGAAAAGTGTACAGCAATATTACAAAACAACCCATACAGCGAACACTGGCATGAGGCACTATGTAAAATTTTGCCTGACTACGATATTAACACACTTGAGCGTGTGGCGTGTTTCATGGGGCAAACTATGGTAGAGTCAGCTGGCTACAAAGCTATCATTGAAAATTTAAACTATCGTCCAGAAACATTGTGCAAAGTATGGCCGCATTATTTCAATGCCAGCAATGTTAACGAGTATGCACACAATCCAGAAAAGATTGCTAATCGTGCGTATGGTGGACGTATGGGCAATGGAGACGAGGCTTCGGGCGATGGTTTCAAATACTGCGGACGTGGTCTTATTCAGTTGACTGGAAAAAGCAACTACGCTAAATTTGCTGAAAGTATCGATACTTCCTTAGATGATGTTCCAGAATTCCTAACAACATTCGAAGGTTGTGTACAAAGTGCTTGTTGGTTCTGGGAAGCAAATAACCTTAATGCTCTAGCAGATCAAGGTGATGTATTAGGTTTAACTAAAAAGATCAACGGTGGTACATTAGGTCTAGCTGAACGTCAACAACATACAGCTAACGCACACCAGATCTTATCGAGTTAATTATGTTTAGTTGGTTACTAGAACAAGTATTAGGAAATCTACCCACATGGTTGTGGCCTACTATTGCCGGAGGTTCGGCAGTTGTTTATTTTTTAGCTCATATTATCGGCAATTTTCCTAATTTTAAACCATATGCGTTGTTTATTAAACCTGTGGCATTTGTATCAATTTTAGGCAGTGTTTTTATGTTTGGGGGCGCTGGAGTAACCGATATACTACAAGCACAGATTAAAGAACAAGAAGCTAAAATTGCTGTGGCACAGCAAGCTAGTTCAGATGCTAATACAAACATACAAACAAAAATCGTCACTAAAACTAAAGTTATTCATGATACACAAGTAGTTTATCAAGAAAAAATTAAAGAAGTTGAAAAGAAAATTGACGCAGACTGTAAAATTGATCCAGAGGCCATTACTATTTTAAATGGTGCGGCTAAAAATCCATTAGGAGCGACTAAATGAAAAAAACATTAGTCGCCTCATTAATTGTATTTCTGAGCGGTTGTTCAAGCGTTACAGGACCTAAAATGACTATGTCATGGCCGGATACTCCGCCAGATCTTAAAACAGCTTGTCCAGATCTAAATCAAGTAGATGCTTCTACAACAAAACTAAGCGATGCGTTGAATGTTATTACATCAAATTATAGCCAGTATTACTTGTGCAAAGATCGTGTAGATAATTGGATTGATTGGTACAATACTCAACAAAAGATATTTAACAGCGTGAAATAAATACGTATATAACAGCCAAAAGGAGCGAACTATGGCAGAAGAAAAAGACGGCGGTGGAGCAGAATGGATGCAAAAACTATGGCGTCCAGCAATGGGTTGGATGTACATGTTAATCTGTATGGCCGACATGATAGTATTCCCAGTACTATGGGCATTATGGCAAGGCATTAATCATGTACCTATTACACAATGGAATCCACTGACACTTCAAGGTGCTGGTCTGTTTCATATTGCTATGGGTGCGGTATTAGGTATTAGCGCATTTGGTCGTACACAAGAAAAATTAGCAGGTACAGCAGCCAATCCAACTTCTACAAGCCAAACAATTACTAACAATCAAAACATGTCAGGCAATGTAGCTGGCGGATTTGGTAGTGGTCAAGGCGGTATGGGTGGCGGATTTGGCGGATCAACAGGAGGATTTGGAGGTGGAAACAACTCATCATTCGGCGGGGCTCCAGCATTTGGCGCACCTCAAGCAGGAGGATTCGGTTCCTCAACCGGCGGTTTTGGTTCAACACCAACATCTACAGGCGGCTTTGGAAGCACACCTCCAGCAACAACACCCCCAGCAACAGCAGGAGGTTTTGGATCGGGTTTTAATAGCGGGTCAGGAGCAACACCCGCAACTGCGCCAGCGTTAACATCATCTGGTAAAAAAGTTGTTCCATCATTTGACCAACCACCATTATAAGGAAATAAAATGAAAAAAATATTAGCATTATTAATTTTAGCTGTATTTGCTAGTTCAGCAATGGCCGCTGACAAAAAACCAGAAAAGGCTCCTGCTAAAAAAGAAGTTAAACATCACAAAAAAGCAGAAGGTACTGAAATAGCCGGTACTAAACCAGATACAGTAGCACCTAAAAAGAAGAAATAACTTAATCAAATCATTGACAGGCTTCGGCTAATGTAGTATAATTACTATATTAACGGAGCCTGTTTTTACGACTATGACTGATTATTACCAAACATTAGGTGTTAGCGAAGGTGCTAGCCCAGACGAAATCAAACGAGCATACAGAAGCTTGGCTAATAAACATCATCCTGATAAAGGTGGAGATCAAGCCAAGTTTAAAGATATCAGTGTTGCTTACGAAAATCTAAGCGACCCACAAAAGAAAGCAGAATACGATCAACAACGTATGTATGGAGGCGGACAACAATTCCATTTTAACACAGGCGGTAGTTTTGATCCGTTTGGCAATATATTTGGACAGCAACATCCTTTCGGTGATATTTTTGGCCATATGCGTGCCGGACATCCTGGCATGCGCCGAAATAAAGATCTAAACATTCAATGTACAGTAAGTTTCTACGATAGTTATACAGGCAAACAATTAGAAGCCAACTATAGATTACCTAGTGGACGTAATCAAAATGTTGTTATCAATGTGCCTGCCGGTATACAAAATGGAGATACTATTAGATATAGCGGGTTAGGAGACGATAGCGTGCCTCATGCGCCACGCGGTAATCTCAATGTAACTATCATAGTTCAGCCCGATCCTAAGTTTAGTCGACAGGGCGACGATCTTTTTACTACTGTAGAAATAACCCCTATAGAAGCAATGATTGGTTGTAGAAAAAATATAAAAACTATCATCGGAGATAGTATTGATTTAGAAATACGTGCTGGTGTCGAGTCTGGTGTTGAATATGCTAGTAATGGAAACGGGTTTCCTAATGTAAATAATGGTATAAAAGGACGGTTTGTAACTGTAGTTAAAATAAAAACTCCAGCAGTTACAAATCCATTATTGGTAGCAGAACTCAGAAGACTCAACGATGCAATTAATCAAACATCCTAATCCAATATTAAAACAAAAGGCTGTTCCTTGGGACTTTGCCAATCATATTAATGCCGAGCGTGTAGAGAATGACATGCTCCAGCTTATGAAATCCTATAACGGTATCGGACTTGCAGCTAATCAAGTTGGGTTAGATCGTAGAGTATTTGTTATGCGTACACAGGATGGCAGAGAATTTGGAGCATTCAACCCTACAATACTCAATGCCGAAGAAGAAGTATTAGGAGAAGAAGGCTGTCTTAGTTTTCCTGACCTTTGGTTAGATGTTCTACGTTATAGAAAAATTACTGCCATGTATCTTGACACCACGGGAGAAAAGCGTATAATAGAACTTGAAGGCATTGACGCTAGATGTTTCCAGCATGAGTTAGATCATTTAGACGGCGTATGTTTTACAGACAATTTAAGTCCATTAAAATTGGCATTAGCATTAAAGAAATCACAAAAGAAGAGGAAGAAATAATGGTTGAACCAAGTGACCACTTGCAAGCAGTATTTGAAAACGCAATTGAAACTGCTAAGAAATTACATCATGAATATCTAACAATTGAACATTTGTTATTTGCCATGATGAATGAAGAATCATTTAGTGGACTGATTGAAGGATTTAATCATCGTTCAGCTCAATTAAAAAGCGACCTAGCCGACTATTTACAAAACAAGTGCGGTGAAATCACAGTACAAGATGTTGTAGTTAAACCAAAAAAGACACAAGCTGTAGAGCGTGTGCTTAATCGCGCCTTTACACAAGTATTATTCAATGGTCGTCAAAAAATCGAAACTACTGATATTTTTATGGCCATGATGGGAGAAAAACGTAGCTGGGCCGTTTACTTTATACTAAAAGCCGGCATTGATAAAGATAAATTTAACGATTATACAAATAATGCCGCTGAAGAAGGCGACGAGGAAACTCCGTCGGATCATCAAGGAGACCGTGCCCTTAAGGCCTTTACAACTAATCTAAATGACGAAGTTACTAAAAAGAAAATCGATCCTGTCATTGGTCGTATTGATGAACTTGAAAACATTGCCCTGGCTTTAGGTCGTCGTAGTAAAAATAATGTAATACTTGTTGGAGACCCAGGTGTAGGTAAGACTGCTATAGCAGAAGGACTTGCTTTTAATATCGTAAATGGTGCGGTTCCTGAATTCTTAAAAGATTACAAAGTCTATAGTTTAGATATTTCAGCCATGCTAGCTGGTAGTAAATACCGCGGTGACTTCGAAGAACGCTTTAAACATGTTATCAAAGCACTACAGAAGAAAGGTAAGACTGTCTTGTTTATCGATGAAGCTCATATGATTAGTGGTGCTGGTTCGGCTAGTAACTCGGCAAATGATCTCGCTAACATGATGAAGCCGGCGCTGAGCAAAGGTAACATCAAAGTCGTAGCTTCGACTACCTGGGAAGAATATCGTAAACACTTTGAAAAAGATCGTGCGTTAATGCGCCGTTTCCAACGTATCACTGTCGATGAGCCAACTATGGAAGTTACTAAACAGATCCTTAAGGGTATCAAGAAGTACTACGAAGGATTCCATAATGTTAAGATCCGAGATGATGCTATCGACGCGGCTATTAAGTTATCTATTAAGTATCAAACAGATAAGAAGCTTCCAGACAAGGCAATCGATTTAATCGATGTAGCTTGCTCACGTTTTAATCTTAAACTGGCAGATGATCGTGTTATCGGCGAGCGTGAAATCCAATACGAACTTGCTAAGATGATTCAAATGCCTGAAGAAAAGATTATGGAAACTGAATCTAGCAATCTTGCTACGCTACAAGAAAACTTACAAACACAAGTGTATGGTCAAGATTTGGCTCTTACAGAAGTTGTTGATAAGATCATTGTTGCCCAAGCAGGTCTTAAATCAGAAAACAAGCCTATTGGTAGTTTTGTGTTTATGGGTCCAACAGGAACTGGTAAAACTGAAACTGCTAAGGCATTGGCCAAACACCTGGGTGTTAAATTGCTACGTTTTGATATGAGTGAATATCAAGAGAAGCATAGTATCAGCAAGCTAATTGGTAGCCCTCCTGGTTACGTTGGTTTTGAAGAAAATGCAGGACAATTGATTACTAGTATTCAAGAGTCACCTAACGCTGTATTATTGTTAGATGAAATTGAAAAAGCGCATCCAGACGTTATGACTGTATTGTTACAAGTTATGGATAACGGCTTTATCACTGGTTCAAATGGGAAGCAAGCAGATTGCCGTAACTTAATCCTTATTCTTACTACCAACGCTGGCGCACAGTCTGCTGAAAAGAATAATATTGGATTTGGATCACAGGAAAAAGACTACAGCGATGCTGATTTGAAGAAGTTTTTAACTCCAGAATTCCGCAATCGTTTGGACGGTGTTGTTACATTTAGTAAACTTGCCAAAGAAACTATGATCAAGATTGTTCATAAATTTATTGATGAACTTAAAGATCAAGTTAAAGAAAAAGGCATTCGTATTAAGATTAACAAAGAGTCAATTGAATGGTTGCTTGCTAAAGGCTTTGATAACAAGATGGGCGCTCGCCCACTCCAACGTGTTATTGACAAGGAAATCAAGCGTGATCTTGCTAAGATGATGCTATTTGGTTCTTTAAAGAGTGGCGGCAATGCTAATATTACTGTTGATAATGAAAATGATAAATTAGTAATCGTTGCTATACCTAAAGAACAAAAGCTACCTTTGTTAACAGTTGATAGCACTACAGAACTAGTAAACAGCCCAATCGATGGAAATTAAAACTACAAGACGCTTATTTAGAAACACATACCAGTACAAAATAGTACTGGTATGTTCCGGCTCGAGTTTTTTCCGTAGTGGTAATGCTATGTCCACACTAATTGACATAAAGTGTGATTGGTCCGATAGAGATAGGCCACGTTACAACAGTCATATAAAAAGTCAGGACGATTTAGACTATGCCATTGCTTTGGCAACAGAGTTAAACAATTTATCTGATTATGATTTACGTGTTGAAGCTCCTTGGGTTAGCATTTATACTAATGTAGAATCTAATGTCGATAAACTAATTGCTTTAGATCCAGATAAAGTAAAATATATAAGTAAACCGGATCCTAGTAGTAATTTAGCTAGCGGAACTGTAGTAATGCCTAAAATGGCATTTGATTATCGTATTACGCTAGGTAAAACTACACAACCTAATTATTCGTTTATCGAATGGGCAGAATCTAGTAAAAAGTGTAAACTAACTAAAAGTTGCATAAGAGACTTAGGAAAACCGCGCAGTTGGGGCGGCACACACTTCTATATTACTGGTGATAACAATTTACTATTGGCAAAAATGCATCTAGGCGGTTCCATTGCTAAAGTAGAACGCATTGTTAAAAACTAAAGCCCTTCAAAAGCGATAAATACTCTAACCGCAGAGTCATCTGCTGATATTACGTTACGGGCTTAAAAATGCGAATAAATGAACTATTAGAAAATAAACATTTCAAAGAAGACGATTTTGTACAGAAAAGTGGCGAAGGCCGTGAATTAAACTTTGATTTAGCTGAAGATCTTATTCATTTTATGAATCAAGACGACGATGTATATCGCCGCCACACTTACCCAGCTATTGCCAATTGTGTGGATAAACTTGAAAGTAAACGTGACCCTAGCATTGGTATTTTTAAACCTGCTGTAGAAAACAGCTACAAAATATACGTTAAAAAGTTTCCTATACGCGAACTACCTGATAGTTTAGACGAAGAGCTATGTAAACAAATTTGTGAAAAAATTCACGAGGAAGTTGTACAACATATCAATGACGGAAAGTATAAGGAATAACAATGTTTTTACGAGAACTATTTGTTAATCCCAAACGTCCGTTATTAGAGGGCAATAATATATGGCCCGATACAGAACCGTTTGATCAAGCTATCGCTGATCAATTAGCTAATGAAACCAACCGTTACTTAAAGGGAACCGGAGAAACTGCTACTGTTTATAGATACGGCAGCGGAGCAACTCCTACACCTGGAAAGTTTAGTAACGATCTAGATGTCATGGTAGATTTAGCACCTCTTATGCAAACATTCAGCACTAAAGATGGAAAAACTACCCGTGTTGAATTAGAAAAGTTTTTACAAGGCAAAGGTCTAGCCACTAAAAAAACTGGCACACAAGTACATATCAGATTACCTTATAAAGGTAAGTTCCATCAAGTTGATATAAAGGTTGTACCTAATGCCGAACATGTACATAAACTTCATATACATGATATTCCTGCCGGTAGTCCATACAAAGGTGTACACAAACAGGTATTATTGAGTACACTAGCATCACACAAGGGAATGTTATACTCGCCCGACGAAGGTTTGTATGCTCGAGATGCTCAAGGCAAAAAATCTCATTTTATTACATATGATTTAGATGAAATAGCCAAACATTTGTTTGGCCCACATGCTACCGCTGCCGCAATGGGTAGTGTAGAAAGCATACTAAAACATATACACGATCCGGAATTACGTAAACAATTACTACAACGGGCCAGCGAAGGATCTAGCTGGCAATCAGTTGCTCCGCAAACTGTTAACGAAGAAACAAAACCTACTGTAGGTCGTAAGTATCAACATATCGAAGATCTAGTGTTTACTAACGGAAGCAATGGCGGCTTACATGCTGTTGAGAGATTGCGTCATATGGGTTCGGCGGATCAAGGTGGGATAGAAATCAAATGGGATGGTAGTCCTGTAATATATTGGGGGCGGGATGAACGAGGTCAGTTTCATATGATTCCAAAGAACGCCTGGGATTATTTAAAACGTGGTGTACCGACTACTAAAAGCGGAGCCAGTACTATGATGAACGGCCCCGATGATATCACTAGATTTGTATTAGGCACAGGAGATGCTGAAAAACATGACAAACAACGTGTGGCATTTGCCCATGGATTAGGTAAGTTATGGAATTATTTTGAAAGCGTTAGTCCAGAGAGCGGTTATATAGAGGGCGGTATACTGTTTAGCCCAATACAACCTGCTAAGTTAAACAAAGCAAGTGGCGATTACGAATTCCAACCAAACATTACTAAATTTCATATTCCAAGCAACAGCGATTTAGGTCAGCGCATCAGTCAAGCTAAGATGATGGTAGCGGCCACTGGTTATTATGATAAGCTAGGCGGTGGCGAAGGTCGCTATCCTAATGCTGAAAATTTATCAACACCAGATGTAATAGTACAAGGTACAACTTATGTAGAACAAGCACCGGGAGTCGACGAAGCGGGTTTGAAAAAAGTTGCCGCTTATATAACAAAACATGCCGCTAATATTGATAGTTTTGTAGCAGGGCAACCTGGATTAAGCAAACCTGGAGATATATTGTACAAATTCTTTAATCAGAATCTACGTGTTGCCGGAGTTAAGACAAAATTTGCCGAATGGGTACACGCAAATATCAGCGCAGGGCAAGCACAAAAAGTATTAGCACATCCCGGTTTAGACGCAGTACTAACTGCTGTCGAAATGATTAGTAATGAAAAAATGAAACTGATTGGCAAGTTGAGCCAGGGCACACACGGCGGCATACGCCAAACTAAACCAGAAGGATATGTCCAAGCACATCCTGGAACAGGATTTGCTAACGATTTGCCTGGACAGTTTGTTAAAACTATTGATCAGGCCAACTGGGCTCCAAGGAAAGACTAATGTTACTACGTGAATTTTTAAATCGTACCGGGGAAGGCAAAGCCTGTGTAGTAGGATGGGGCAGGGGCATGGGTCACAAAGGCCATATGTATTTGGCTGATGCTGTTATAACCGAAGCCAATGATCAAGGAGCAGATCCTTACTTTGTTGTTAGTCGTACTGTGGGCAAGGACGATCCTATTACTCCAGAAGAAAAACTAGCAATCTATCAAAAAGTATTTCCCAAGCATGGACATATATTTCATACAGCTACCGAAGAAATGCCCGACTTAACCCGTGTACTACGAAAGCTAAATGAACACGGATACACAAAATGTACGGTTGTAGTAGGAGCAGATCAAGTTAAAGCTCTGGGATACGTAAAAAATTATAACGGTACTCCAGATAAAGCAGGTAATATTCCGTTTAATTTTGAAGATGGACTAGACGTTATTAGTCGCCAAATGACCAAAGCTAAGACTGCTAACATCGAAGGACCACGTGCTACTCCTATGCGAGCCGCACTTTCAGATCCTAATATAAGTGATGATGAAAAGTTTAAAATATGGCGCGATGCCATGAGCCCAGAACTTAGTGACGAAGAAGTACGTGAACTAATGGTCAAGGCCATAAACCGTATGAACGATCCTAGTTTTGGAAAAAAAGTTAAAGCAGAAAGCGTATTTAACGAATCGATTAAATATGCTAATAAGGTAATAAGAGAAATGAGAGCAAAAGAATTCGCACGTAAACAACTATCAGAAGGTGATGTTCCTTACGCAGGTAAGGGGGAAGAAAAATGGCATGATGTTCATATACAAGCATTACGAAATGCTATGAGTATACCTAATATCAGTATGAACAAAGCTAATGGTAGCCCTTACATGCAATATCGTTTTGGCATGGCTATGGCTAATCCTAATATGCCACGTGCTGGTGCTATGAGCGGTGATCCTTTAATTACTGCTTACACAGATGCCGATTTACAAAAAGTAAAAGATGCTGCCAAGACAATGGGTGCCGGTGCTATTACTCATCTTACCGATGGTGAAAGCAATGAGCTCAAAGACGGAAATACTGTTAGCGTTGTCGCAAAACAAAAAAAGAACAAATACGGAATATAACATGCGAGCCAAAGAATTCGTCAGTGAAGGCAAGAAGATTGGTAAACACCACCCAGAGCACAAAGCGGTGCATACTGGTATTGCCAAAGTTCGTGATCCAGGTGGTTGGTATCCAAGCTATCACCAGATGCGTACTGGCATGGCGCTGGCTCAAGCAGATGGTAAAGGTAACAAGGTTGAATTAGATAGTGAAAGCTGGATGGGGCCATTTTGGACACAGCATCCTTATACAGAAGAAGAACACAATATGTTTAAGCAGGTACGCAAAGCAGTTCCTACAGAACATCATCAAGTTTTGCCTTATGAAAAAAGTGCTGAACCAGATGATACGCATAAAGTGAGCCCTGTGGCTAAAAATAAAAAGAACAAATACGGAATTTAACATGGACGAGAAATATCACCTAGCACTTAAAACAGCCTTTGCTAGCGAATTCAGTTTTTATTTAAAAGCACACAATTTCCATTGGAATGTTGAAGGTCCGTTGTTTGGTCAATTACACGAATTATTTGAAAGAATTTATACAGAAGTGTATGGCAGTATAGATACATTTGCTGAACATCTACGTGCACTACAAGTTTATACGCCGGCAAGTTTACAAAAATTCAGTATGCTTACTACCGTACATGATGAAAATGGAGTACCAGAATGGAGTGGTATGCTACAAGAACTGTTAGCAGATAGTGAAAAGATGGCTAATATCTTCCGTATTACGTTTACTATGGCAGAAGAACACGGTGATCATGGGCTCAGTAATTTCTTAGCAGATCGCCAAGATGCGCACAAAAAGCATAGTTGGATGTTGAGAGCGAGTCTTAAATAATGGATGAACTAGCACGTCTCAAGAAGTTAGCAGGTATTAACGAGTTTAAAGGCCTACAACCTTACGGCGGTAGCAATATTAGTATAACTGGTACAGAGAAAGCAAAGATTATGCGTGAACAAAATATACAGCCTGGAACTGAAGAGTGGTTCAAGTTGTGGTTTAGTTTACCCAAATTTATGAATGGCGAACGTGCCGTAGGCACTGGCTACAGAGGAATTAAAAAATGAAAATTAAAGAACTAGCAGGATTAAGTCCTAAAGAATTATTAGAAAATAGATATGGCTATGACGATAGCGGTATGAGTCTGGATCCAGGCAATGACGAAGGTCCGGATAGCTGGGATTATAGTGCGGCACACGATAGAATTGGTGCCGGAGATCCTCGCAGACATCGCCAGCAACACTATCAAATGGATGTTCCACATGATGTACATATAAACGGCCGCAAATGGAAAACATTCAGTTCAAAAAGTCATGCTGAAAATGTAGCTAGAAAACTAGCGGCTAATGGCAAGAAAGTTCATGTGGCCAGATCATTAGATGAAACAGCTAGCGCAGGTGCTACTAGTGCCGCTAATATTGGTACTGTAGATGCGCCACAATTAAGCCCAGGCAAATCCCGTGGTAAACGTAGTTATTTAGGTAGTCCGGGCACAGGATCGGGCACGAAATCACCAGCACAGCCAAAAGTCGAACAGCCTAAAAACAGTGATGGAACTGCTAAAAATGGTTTAGACATCAAAGCCAGCTTATTTGGCCAGGCAAAAGAGTCAGTAGTCATCAAAAGACGCTAAATATATAAAGATAACGGAGTATACTCA